AAAATCCATCATAATCAATAATATCACCTGATTCGTCTTTCATTTCAGTAATATCTAATCCCATCTCTTTTGCATGGTCCCAAGACCATTTCATCTCAGTGATAATGAAGACGGGGAGAATGCCCATTTTTTGAGCACTCACCGCTGCTTCAATTAGGGCAGTCGTCTTACCCGTATCACTATGTCCACGCAATAGAGTGATATGTCCGGTAGGTATACCGGGCAATGATGTAATATCTTGAAAGGCTTTTGATAATGGAATCCATCCTTGCTCCTTAAATTTTACAGAAGCATTAGAAAAACCTTTCTTCTTTTTAAATTTACCTAAATCAAAATTTGCCTTGACAGCTTTAGTAGCTGCTGCAATAGTTTTCTTCTTTGCCATAATTACTCGTTAAATAAATCGTCAAATTTTTCTACTTTAGTTTGGTTGCCAGCAGTAGCTGTTTCCAAAGTAAAGTCAGAATTTTGACTCGAGCTTTCTGGCTTAGTATTATTAGTTGGAGTATCTCCTGATTCTTCTCCTGGAGATAAATAATTTTGAAGTTGCTTCTTTATGAAGTCATAATCATACTGAGTAAATACTTCAGTCGGATTAGGTTGAGTTTTCAACCAAGTATCAACTAAATCATTATTATCTGATAAAGGAGTTTGCTTAGGTTTAATTCTAACTGTTGTAGTAGGGTAAGGATTACCTTGTTGTTGTTCTACAACTAAGTCCCATCCATTAATAACGTCAGTATAATCACCTACATCTTCATCTTCAGCTAGAGCTAATAAAGCTTTATATATTGTAATCCCGAAGCCCCATAATCTTACTCCTTGATCTTCTTGTCCTCTAACAACTACAGGAGCAAAGATTCTAGTTTTAGGAGTTAATTTACCAGCTAAAGACCAATTATCTCTATCAGATGTTTTCTTTAGTTCTTTTACGAATTCTTCAACAGGATCTTGCTTTCCAAAATTAGATAAAGCTACCATAGGATATTTTCCAACCCCGTAGTGAAACTTTAACTCTTTAAAAGGAAATGCAGGATCAAAGACTGAAGGTACAATTCGTACTACTTGTTTACCTAATTCAGGTTTCCAGAATATTTTAGAATAGTCTGTCTTTTCAGTTTGAGAATTATTCTCATTGTTTAAAGCATTAAGCTTTTGTTTAATTGCGTTAAGATCCATAGTATAACTTTTTTATTTTAGTATAACTTATTTAAATAATATAGGAAAATAATTTTAATTTTCCAACTCTATTATACGAAAAAGTTTTGTATTGATTCTTTTTAGTTCAGAACCTTTAGTTAATAGTATACAATTTCTATAATCATTCCAATTTATTCTATAGGATGTATCTAAAACTCCTCCGTTTAATTCTTTTATAACTGTATTTAGTGCGTTTATCGTATAAAGTGTATTAGATTCTTTTTTACGATGTACGAGTATAGTATTTTCTAAAAAATTAGAAACGTTTCCAAAATCAACATTATAGGTACAAATATATTCGTCTTGGCTTTTAGCGTATAAGACAAAAATTTTGTTATAGATAATGTTATATTTACCCTCTATTACTTGAAGTGTATTATCTAAATCACTCTCAGTTGAGAAGGTGCAGAAAAGCTTGTTACTCATATCTTCATTTAATGTAATTCTATCAGGATCGTACCCGAAGTTTACTTTTTCTGTAACTATTTGCATTTTTTATAAATATTTAATTAATTTACAAAACTAGGTTATTTGAAAATTTATATTTGACTGGGAATTTACCTTCCCTACTCATAATTTTCTCTATATCTAGTAAAGTTTGTTTACCATCTTCCTTAGAAAAGTCGAATAATATAGCATCATAAGTGTATAAAGCTATTTTAGTCTTCTTATCTTTTAAGTACCTTAGAACATCTTTAAGTATTAAAACATTATTAGATGTTTCTAAAGATTGCATCATATAATTCATTAATTTTGCAGGATTCATCCTTTTTAGCTTATTAGTAAAAGGTTTTCCTGACTGTGGGTTAAGTACTTTATCTTTTTCTTGATAGTTTTCCCACATCTTATCAATATAATCTTGTATTAATTTAAAAATCTCTAAATTTTTATATTTTTTTGGTATTTTTCCATAAATTGCTTGAAAATTAAGCTGTTTTGCTTCAGAATATTCATCTTCTGTTATATCTTCTTTATCGAAGTATATTTTAGCAAGTTGTTTATGAGCTGATTCTTCAGTTAACTTAAAATTGATCTGATCACAAAGTAAACGCAAGTGATAACCGTCAAAATCAAACTCAATAAACTTGTCGTTTTGAGGTTTGAAACATTTTCTATGTTTCTCAGATTTAGGAATAGCAGCGAAATTAACGCTATTGAAAGCATTAGTAGGTCTAGACGTAGCATTATATAAATTATAAGATGTTAGTACTGAATTATTAATTATATTATAAAGAGCATTCTTAGGATTAAATAACTCTACAAAGGCATTATGAAATATTCCTAAACCTTGCTGTTCAACTAAGTAAAATACGTTAGTGCTCAGTTCATTATAAAACTCAAACCCCGAAGGAAGCTCTATATCAAATAAATATTTTAATTTAGAGTAATTTTCTTCGCATTTTTCATGATGCTTACTTATAGGTATAAGTTTATTTATGTCTAAATGGTCGGCATGTTTACTATAGTACCAATTGTATACTTTATTATTATTAAAAATATCTAATCTATCGTATTCTATCATTGAATAAAGTAATGATACATCTAATAATCCATGGGTATTAATGTGATACAGTAAGTCTTTTCTATTTAAGGTATATAGAGTTGAATACTCATCTAAAACCGTAGAGAGACGCTCTTTCGAAATACATATTCCTTCATCATGATCTATAGGAATAATATACCCCTCTTTATGATTTAATGGTCTTAAATATACTGCTACTGTTGAAGCTAATTTAGGATGTAGATTATCGTTATTAGGAATAATTTCTATATAACCTCCATTTTTTCCATAACTTTTTAGTAACTCTAATTGATCATCAGATTCTACTATATAAAACATTTATTAACAACCTTTATTATAATATAAATAAAAATATTTTAAGAAGCAACTTTTATTGAATATTCATTATATTAATTCTCTAGTCCAAAATTTATCTTTAGAACCAGTAATTTTATTGTATATATCAGTAGCAAAATCATAGTTACCTATTTTACCCATATGCCAACCATCTGTACTTCTAGGGTATTTTTTTAAAAAATCTTCAGTAAAATCTATATTAATATAATCTATTTTGGTAGGAAAATCAAAATAATAATTGAATTCTGATGAAACTGTTAAATTATATACTTTTATATTTATACTCTGTAAATATAAATTTACTTGATTAACTATAGTACGATTGTCAAATTTTTCAGTATATTGTGTATGAAAATTTTTGAACCAATTTTTGCTTATTTCACCTCCCCATGGATTAATTAAACCACTATGAGTATTTTTATCTAAAAAAAAATGATATCTATCTGGGTATGTCCATAAAATTACAACTATATCTTCTTTATCAAAGTTAAAATTATAAACATTATGTTGTATAGTTCTGTTACTTCCTCCTGGTTCAGATAAATTAATAAGTTTTTTATTAAATTTTTTAGAAAGTATATAAGGCCATGATTCTTCATTTGGGTTACCTAATCCTTCTCCAAATGTATGACTACAGCCTATAGTAATTAATCTATTCATATTAATTTTTTACTTATTTTAGATGGTATAATTTTCCAAAAATTTTGAATTCTGTCATACTGATGGTATATATGATATTCTTTTTGAATATCCCAGTAAGTACTTCCTAAATTTATAACTATATTGTTATCTGTAACTTTATAATTATACTTATTATAAGCTAAAATATTAAAAGACATTTGATCAACTGTACTTTTTTTACCTAAATTATCTGGGTCAAATATTATAGATTTAAAAGTAAAATCAAATGTATCTTTAAATAAATTCCTTACTATTTTATTTTTACCCATCACTACCCCTGCACATAAATGATAATTATTTTTAATTTTACTATATTCAGAAGGATACATTTTGACCATTTCATTAGTTGCCCATTTATTTTCTTCCAAAGAACAGTTACCGTCTATACCAATATACAGATCAGATCGTTCAATTAGCATAGGGTTTTTATGGAAATAGACATCTCGAGAATCTACAGATAAAATAAATTCATTATCACTATACTCTTTTAGAATATTATAAAAATCTAAAAATCGTTGTGTAACTACTTGTATGCCGTTTAATTTTTTTTCATATATTTTCCAGCCGTTTTCTTTTAAATATTTTTTTGTATGATTATCACAATCATAAACAACCATAATTTTTTTATCGTTATATCCTGATAAATTTAATGAGGTTGTTAAAGTAAAAAGTTCGTTTTTAGTATATAAATGTGATGATGAAATAACTACCATTAGTACATATCTCTCATTTGAGAATTTTTCCAATTATCTGGTCTTCTTGGAACTGCTCTTGGGGTTCTAGTTGGTCTCGGAGCAGGAGTAGGTTGTTTTTTAGGTTCTGGTCTAGTAGTTTTTGGTATTTCCAAAGTAGGAAGTTTAACCGGTTCTGGATCTGCTTGAGGAGATGGCTTAAATGCTTTTTTGACTGGTTTTAATCTATCATGATACTCTTCGACATGTTTTTTACCAGCCATAGCTCCTTTAGAAGGATGTACATGGTAAAATCCTACATAATCTTCTCCTGTTCTTCTATTTATATATTCTCCTCCATTAGTAAATAAATCTTCTTTTACTTGTACTTTTTTAGGTCTAGGTAAACTATTTACTTCAGCATTAGTTAAAACAAATTGACTTGTATCTTTAAGTATCTGTTCTGCTATTCCAGGCATTTGTCTTTCTGCTTGATTTACTACATCTTGATTTTTTGATTTTAAACCTGGGTATAGATATTGACCGATCAATTTATCTTCGGCATCACCGGTAATATACCATTCTAATTTTAAAACTCTTCTATAAAGTTTTTTAGCTGCTTTTTCTTCTCTAAAATCTTCTCTAGTTACCTCTATAATTAATCCGTTTCTTGAATCTTTTATAAAGTATCTAAAAAAAGATCCTTTTTTGTAGTTTTTAAATGTAGGTCTATTAGGACGAGAAACAAATTTCTTATCTGCAGGTGTTGCTTTTTCTACTCTAATTAATTCATCTTCTTCTTTTATTCCTTGAGGAGATGAACCTTTATATACTTTACCGGTAAAAGATTTAATTATAGAACCAAAAACCGGCTTACCTAGCTTATCTATAAACTCACCAGGTTTAGCAGTTAACTTAGAAAATTTTATTTTAGGTAAATACATATTTTAACTTCTATAATAAAAATTAGTTCCTACATTAGTAACCCATTTATTATCGCTTCCTATTTTATGACTAATACCGGTGATTATATAAGAATACTTATCATATTTAGACGGTAATATATTTTGATTTAAACCAAATGTTGAACCAATAGTAAATCCATGAATTCCATCTAGTTCCATACTAAAATCTATAGGTATTACCCCGGTCGATGGATCTTTTCCAGTATTATCTTGATTATAGCTTTGCAATTTTGCTGTTCCATTTACATAGTATTTAGTAACATCCGAGCCATCATGAGAAACGTTTTTATG